ATCGGCTTCGAAGCTCACTCTCTAAATCTCCCTCAATAATAAAATCATCAACATCAATAGCGCACCAACCTGCCCAATCAGTGACATTGTCGTTGGCCCTAGTTGTGTTATCTTTGTATACAGCCGGTGAAATAAGTTGAGCATCCCTCTTACCTCCAAGTGGTTGTTCGGATAGTTTGTACAACAATGATTCAAACTCGTCGAATGAATTAAAATCCATTCGCCTATGAGTTTTATTATCAAATTGGCTTTTAAACAGTGTCAACGATATCATTAGCACACCAGACGAAAATGTCTTTCATATACGTGCAAGTTTTGAACTTGCCATGTGATATTACCAGATTCGATATCACTATATGCTCCATGTAACATAAGATCTTCACACAACTTATCTAGCACATATTTTTGCCAAGCATAATCGTTTTTATAACCAAAGACTACATCGTTAGATCTCATTTGAACTACGCAATGTAATTTATGATCACGCATATAATATGTCACTGAATTAGTACAGATGAAATCGTTCTTACCATTTTCATTATATTCAATCCAAATAGATGGACGAGTATAGATCATACTAGCGCGACGAGAGTCTGGATTTCTAATTAATTCAGCTATTACCATATCATATTGACGATAGAATTTATCATCAAAAATAAGATGGCCATAGTTAGAATTAATTTCACCATGTTCGTTAGCAGCAATCTCCCACGCTTGAGGTGGTGATTTTTCTTTCCATATATCATTGATGTTGGTGCTACCATTAAGATACCACTGCAACTCGGCTTCAATATATGTCTGATTAGGTATACCGAAGATTGCTGGTTCATCCGCTGTAAAGCTAGCACCTAGTACTTCGATAGTTTTACCACCTGTTCGATCTTCGGTGAATCGCTCTGCTGCGAGTTCATCGACGAATAATTTACGAATATCACTGACTTGCATTTTTTCTTGGCCTATTTAGAAAATCATTATTAGGGTTTTGACCGTCCATCTCACCACGACAATACTCTATAATAAACGAGCAATAGTTTATCATGTCTTTAGACGAGTCTTCAAGTGATTCAAAGTTTGGCTCATAATCAGGATCAGATTGCATTGCCTCAACAACTGATCGCATACGAAGCATTTTAGCATGAACGATATCCAATAGTGTAGCAACACCTTGAGGATAATAGTCTGCTTGTCTGATACGAGAATGTGGGTTCTGATAATCATTACCCTTTTTAACCTGCAGCTCAGCACATTCCTGCAGAATTTTTACCGACTCTTTCATTATATAATATTCCTTTAATCAGTGTTAGTAAGATCAAGATCACCATGATTATCGATATGGCTAGGTGCTTGCCATCCTTCAGGCTTGATTAGATCTGGTAGACCAAAAGGATTTGGTCGCTCTTTTTTAACACCAGGATCTTTGTTCATGTTAGCCTTGTGGACACGATCCCATGCAAGGTTTGCATCAACGCCAAATACGTTCAACGTGCCAATAGCAAATACGCACATATCAATCAGACCATCAACAATCTCTTCGTTATCTTGATTTTCAAATGCGGTAATAGTTTCTTCTAGCTCCTCCTTACACATCATTAAGCGGAAGTGTAAGTATTTTTCCATAAGCTCTGGATCATTCTTATGCTCATGGAACCACTGATGCACGCCGAATTTGATGTGCATTTGGTTGATATCGTTAGCCCAGTCTTTTGACATAATCACTCCTATTCAAAAAAGGCGTCTAAGGTTGACTCTTGTTCTGCACTCCATCCAATGGCATGAAGCACAAAATTAAGTGGTTCTATAAATGTTTTATTGAACATTTTATCATAATCTACATACCTTTGTAAACCCATCTCAGTTGGAATATATGAAGGAAATGATATAACGTTTTCTTTCAATACGTTAGGCAACTTTAAATAGACAAATTTAATCTTGTTACCATTTTTAATATCTTCATATTTACGCAGCAAATTGTGTTTTTCAATGAAGTTGTTATATAGCAAGCTGCCGCGAACATGTATCGGACAACCTTTTAAATAGACACGCTTTGGATCTATCCATTTGTCTATATCACTTACGCCACGAGGAAATGCTATTGACTCGGGCGGTAGCTGTTTAAATTCTCGACGAAAATCTGAGATATACTTTTGAACCTCTGATTCGCTACTATTAAGTATGATATTAAATATCTCACGAAAACGTTCACGCACAACTTCAGGAGTCGAGGATTTAATAGCCTCAATGCCCATCATCTTGAGTTTAGGCTCGGCGTATTGTACACCTTCGGAGTTATGCACATTGAGAATATATCGCTTCTTTGCTACCCATATACCGCGATCGGCAATAACTTCGCGAGCCATAACCATACGTTTTTCAAGGCAATTTTTAGTTTCAAATAGCTTGTCATATGATTTACTCATAACAGGCTCAAAATGATCTTGGCAAATTTTATCAAGGAATGTTACAGGATCTTTTGGTGAAAACTTTTCTACTAGAGAAGCAAAGTTTACGTAGATAGAATCGGTATCAATAGCAATGACATAATCTTCGTTAGTATTAAGAAGCTTATTCATCTCGGCGTTTATAGTTTTTTCTGCCCATTTAATAACATCTTGACCAGTTTTAGTAATACCTTCGGCAACTCTAAGATCAAAATATCGATACCATTTATTACCCATAGCACCATATAGAGAGTTTAAAAGAATTTTAACAGCCATCTGTTTGTTTTCAAGGCGGGATATTTCTCTTTCAAGCTCTACTGATTTATTTTTTTGATATTCATTTTGAGCTGATAGCATATCACTTTTTGCTTGCTTACGTTCATCATAATATGCCTTAATAATTTCAGGCATTACGCCAACCGTGTCCTTGCGATAGCAAGAACCATTAGCGGCTCTAGTATAATCGCCATCTGCATCAATACCAACAATTGTTTCAGGTGACATATTCCACTGTACAATAATATTAGGGTACAGTGAATTTAAGTCGAAGCTAACTACCCATTCATGCATGCCTACAGGCGGCTCCTTAACATATCCACCACCAAATTCAGGTTTCAATTTAGCCATCATATGTCGAGGTTTATTACGTGGGATAACTACGCCGCGTTTATTTAGTTCGCGATAAATAATTTGATCCCATATAGCTGTAGTACCAAACACATCAGTAAAGTTAACACCAGCCTTATAGGCTAGGGTCATAGCCAAACCCATAAGATCCATCTTTTTATCGATACGTTCAACTAGCTCAACGTCTTTTATATTGTAGTCGATGAAAAGCTGATGGTTTTCTTCGTACAGATTTTGGAGGTTGCCATATTCTTCATAGCTCATCTTACGTTCACCAAGAACAACATGTGCAATATGATCTAGCCTATACGATTCTTGTGGTCCATAGCTATAGCCAAATTTGGTAAACAGATCATAGTAATCCATCTGTGATATGCCGACAAGTTGGAATGAATCCATATTTTTATTTTTAAATTGGACTTTTTTCTCGCGGATCCAATCAAACGGAGATAGTCTATTAGCATTTCCACCGATATATTTGATACGATTAATAATATACGGAATATCGAAGAATCGTATATTCCAACCAGTAATTATATCAGGATAGTCATCTGTCCAATATTTGAGAAAGTCTATAAGAAGCTGCTCTTCATTTTCACATTTACGATATTCAATCATCAAATGCTGGTGAGGCGAATCCTTAGACGACCATTCTTTAGTGCCCCAAACTTTATAGACTGAAGATCGTGAAGATTTAAGAGTAATAGCAGTGATAGGATGTTTAGCTTCTTCTGGATACGGAAATCCATCACCAGAGAATACTTCTATATCAATGTTTACTACGTTGATAGCTTTCTGATTAAATTGGATTTCATTAGGAAATTTATGTGCGATGTATTGTAGGACAGCCCTATCCATGCCATAATAGTTGAAATCTTCAACACCTTCGTGTAGATCAACAAACTTACGCATGGAGCTGGGGCTATCAAATTCTACCTTGGCAGCCATTTTGCCATCTAAGGTAGGTACTAGATCCTTGGCGTTAGAGTTAGGACCAGGAATAATGTATAATTCGGGATTAAATTTTCTACGGGATGGTTTAATCTGAACACCGTTGTGATTGTAGCCACGATAGAGAATCTTAGAACCGTAGCGATCAACAGACGTGTAGAAATCATGCATAAGCGACCTCCTGAATAAGATATTTATTATACCAAATTCAGGAGGCTTTGTAAACGCTTATTTTAGAGGAATAAGACCTTTATCTTCAAGTTGTCCACCTTCGGCTTGCATACGTTGGAATAAGGCAACATATTCTTCGATTCCAGGAATCGTGCCAATGTGCTGTTTCTTCACGTAGTATTGAAGTGACCGAGAGATGTTGTACTTACCGTCAGCAATGTTCTCGAATGTTGGTTCGAAACCATCGACGATTGAACCCTGAAGAACATCAGAGTTTTGATCCAAGAACGAGAACCCAAAGACACCAAGAGCGTTTGGATTTGCTTGGAGTTTCTGAACAATCAGATTGTCGTTCTCACCAGCGTCGATGTATGCACCATCTTCACGGATGTGATGAGCAATCTTCTTGAACTTTTTCTTGTCTTCTTTACGAAGAGCTTTTAATTCTGGAATTTGTTTAGCTCCACCTTCCATAGCGAGTTCTAGGAAAGCGTCACGTGTACCAGATGTTGGAGGAGGACCAAGTACCTCGATCTTCACGTTAGGGAGAGATGGGTCAACGTCAGACCAGTTCACATATGGATTCGGTACTAACTTACCATCTACTGGAACCTCAGCCGCAAGAGCTAAGAATAAATGCTTCATTTGAAAATTGTATTGTTGAGCAGACTTATCGTTAGCAACTACGATACCATCGTATCCTATTTCATACTCGATAGCTGTAATACCATTCTTTGCACAACGCTCTACTTCTGATTTTTTAATCTTACGTGAAGCGTTAGTAATGTCTGGGTGTCCTACGCCAATACCAGCACAGAACAATTTGAGTCCACCACCTGAACCAGTTGATTCTACGATAGGTGATTTAAATCCACTAGTCTTACCAAACTGTTCGGCGACTGCGGTGGAAAATGGAAATACCGTTGAAGAACCAACGATACGAATCTGATCCCTTGCGGATGCAGATGTTACAACAAGTGCCGCTGCAGCGGCGAGTGTGAGTGTTTTAATCAAAGCTTTGATCTCCGTTCGAATAATGAGAGGAGGACCTTCCCCCTCTCATGTATTTAACAAGAAAGCCGCGTTTGTAACAAAAGATTAGTCTTTCTTGATAATGAACTGATAAAGCTCTTGAGCTTTTTCCATAACACTTTCTGGTTTGTACATGTCTGGAACGTATGAGTCGAAATTACCTGTGAATGGTTTACCAGCTTCTTTCATAAACTTAATGGATTGCATGGCCGCTTCATAGTTGGCTTCATATTGGCGATCCATCATTTCCTTAGCCATCTTCAATACATCAAGACGAATTTCATATGGATTTTTCATTTCTTCTGTGTCCTGTTCTCTGTGTTTATAATAAAGACTTAGCATTATGCGTGTGTCCTGTGAAGTGTGAGGAGGGACTGGATTGCCCCTCCTCGGGTTCTCCTATATTAGCGTGGCCTATAACCATACACTAATTTCTTCTGACGATACTCTAAATCGCAAGTATCGACTGAACGCATAAGGTATTTCTCCTCAGGCGTAAGCATCTGCCAGCGCCACCAATCTATTGCCTTAGTCAACATTTTGCATGAATCCTAAAGCTTTGATTTGATGTTGTGCGCGTGCAGTTTGAGCTGCCTCGATGTTACGAAGTAGTCTCGTTAAGAAGTTGTTTACTTTGTGTGCCATTTGTTTGTTCCCCGTTAATTGAAATGATACGGGGACGCTTATCTTCTGGAACGATTCGCTTCAAATGTATTGTAAGCAAGCCGTCCGCTAGATCAGCTCCAGTGACTTCTACAAATTCGGAGAGTCGGAAGGACCTCTCGAATTTACGACCACTGATTCCCTTGTGAACGTACAAGGATTGGTCACGTCTTTGGTCTCTATTCCCTTTAACTGTGAGAATACCGTCATGCGTACTGATCTCAATGTCTTTCTCTTTGAAACCAATCACTGCGAGTTCAATAAGATACTCGTCTTCGGTATGCCGGACCACGTTATGTGGGGGATAGCGATCTTGCTTATGCTGATTTGTCATCCGCTCAAGATCATCAAAGATACGATCGAAACCCACGAATGCACCGCGGGGGAAGTTAACAGTGTGTGTCATTTTATGACCTCCTAGTTAAAGTAAGGTTGTAGATGGACCTGGGCAAACCAGTATCCGTTCGTATTTATGCTAGCATTATATCATAGATGCGAGCTCAGGTAAATAATTTTTTATGTCCATATTCGTTTTTTTATCATATATTTTTGTATATTGTACAAACATAGCATTTAGCTGAGGATTGTAGTCACCGGTATATCCATATTTTTGGGCATATGCTGGTGGAAGCGCTTTATAGCCAAGATAATAAGGCCACTCTATTTCGCCATAATGCAGATTATAACCTCTATCATCACACCAATCTATTACCTCTTGTTTCTGATGTAGATTATATGCCTGCTGGAGGTGCTTAATATTTACCTCAAATCCATGATCAATATATTTTTCTATATTCTTTTCAACTGTTTCAAACTTAGATCCAAATCGAATATAATCGTTCAATGGTCCGATACCATCGATACTAACTGATAGACGAACTGTCTTATATTTCTTAAGTTCTTTTATAACCTTCTCAGAATATACGGTTCCATTAGTAACCATTTCAAATAATACGTTTTCTAGTACACCTATCTTTTCAAGATGATCTGTAAGCTTATAGAACATTTTAGACATAAGTGGTTCACCACCACTTGCTTTGATCTGTCGAAGATTAGACAGGTCTCCGAACTCTTCTATATCAATTGTTAATTGACCGACTTGACTCCAATTTGAAACAAAGGCCTCTGGAACATTTTTCATATCATGGTCTTTGAATAATTTTTGGATACCAGTACTATAAGGAGTTGAGCACATTCTACATGCAAGGTTGCACTCATTGCTCATAATATATTCTAAAGCTTCGACCCTACCAGGCGTGCCAGACAATGTTTGATTATACCTTTGTCGCAGGCTTTCGAAACCAGCTTGCTCTTCTTTCATGCACCTAGAACATTGGTTAGACCATTCGAACTTCTTACCGCCATTCATGATCTTTCTGACCTTATCGGCCTCGAACATATCTTTATGAGTACGGCAGCATAGCTTTCTACTGCCTTGTAAATTTACAAATAAATTGTTTTCTATAGCTGAACAAAAAGGCATAATAAATTCCTACGGTTTAATATAATCCATGGGATTAGGGTCAGATTCAACTCCAAAAGATAACCCGATACGAGAGCCATGGGGTTGTATAAAATGATAGGTACCACGTGGCAGCCATATGGCATCACCTCTCGTGAATGTTTTTTTGAAAAGCCTTTCAACTTTGTCCTTATGTTTCCTTGTAATATTGGCAGGACCTCTTCCTATGTGCTCACGAACACCAGGGCCACCAGTCCATTTCCATACAGACATGTCAATGCTGCCAACCGATTGTACATAAAGAACATCCATCGTATCTTTATGAATCTTAAAACTCTCGTGATCCTTAGTAAATCCCTGAAACGCTATACACGTAATCCTGTTCTTGTGAAATACCCTACGTAAATCCCTACAGAAATCATGAACCCCTTGTGGAGCTGATGCTCTAGCCTCGAGAGAAGCAAGAGCATATTTCATTTTTTTATGACTATGCTCTAGCTTTTTCTCAGGATGTGTATCAAGAAGTTCGACAAACTTATTCCAATCAAATGACCAATCATAGTCATCGATTAAATTGCCTAAATAATACCAATGGCCTCGCCTAACATGATCAAGAAACTCAGGCTTATCAACAGGTGTCATTTTTTACCTATATTATATTTGGGACATAATTCCCATTCAGCCTTTTCACGATATGGTATAATTTTAATTTGCTTGAGAGGCGCGCACGAAAGTTCTTCTTTCTTAACGAAATTTATTAATCCCCAATCACTTAACAATGTTGCAATTGTATTACGACGCTCAAGATCGTTATCTTCAAAGTTTGACTTCTTTCCATCTAATAGAAAAAGCTCTTTAAAATGAACGATAAAATAACGCCCTTGTTTATGTAGGATATGACAAGATTGAAAAAGTTTCTTATCTTTACGTGACGCTACGCCGATGCGTGTTAATGTCTCTTTGATTTTCAAAAAGTCATCAGGCTCGTTGAGGGCTACCTCGAGCATGCTCGAAGGCGTCCACTCTATATTATTATTTTCTACCACCTTTGTTCACCTTTTTTCTCAAATAATTTACTTGCTCTGATGATAGGAGAGCCAAAGCCTGACTTGCTTTCTCATTACTATAGCCATAGTATTCTTTGACAACTTCTATATCATTCGCTTTTTCAGGCTTGATCCATTTACTAAATCGTTTGCCTTTGCGAACTATATTTATAAGAAAATGATATTGAAGCTTATTATCGATATGGTGATAGCGATTCATTTCATTTGCAGCAATCACAGTCTCACGAAAATAACTAAGTGATCGATTGACAACGAATGGGACATAAGCTTTATCTGCTTCTTCGTCCCATTCGATGTGCTTTTTAGTATTGATACTGTTGACTATATCAAATGTTTTCATTGTAGCTCAACACCGGCCATAATTTCGGTTAGACACGCAACCATATTCAATTCATGATCAGCTACGAAAGCATTTTTATACTGATAATCAGCTAAGATCAACACTAAAGCCGGTGAGCTAGATGGTTTAATCTTTTCGTCCATAGCATCATAAATGCCGCGGAAGATTGCAGATGGTTCAAGATCAGCATTATTTGCTACCCATCTACGCATCTTTTTGAAGTCTTTAGCTTTTATAAATCCGAATAAAGATTCAAAGGATCCACTAAAATCAGAACCAGTCCCAACAGACAGCCCCAAAACAGAACGCCTTTGAAGTTCATTGATGATCCGCCGCCAATCAGGGGCGTACTTGACGATATACGGTGCAATTTCTTTATCATTAAATTCTATACCTTCAGTAGTCAATATATGTTTAGCACGTTTAAAAAATTGTTCGGCAAGGCCAACTAGATCTTTTTTAGACGTATTAAATTCATATACACCACAACGAGAATGAAGTGGTTCAATAATCTTATTTTTAAAATTGCATGTAAAGATAAATCGACAGTTATCAGAAAATTGTTCGATAAATCCTCGCAATGCAGGTTGAGTTGATTGTGGATTTAAATAGTCAGCTTCATCTAAGATGACTACTTTACCATTACCGGAAAGAGATACTGTAGAAGCAAACTGTTTAATCTTACCTCGAAGAGTGTCGATATTGCCTTCTTCAGATCCATTGATTATAATGTAGTCCATGTCAAGTTCATTACACAAAGCACGGGCTACAGTGGTTTTACCTAATCCGGCAGTGCCGGCAAAAAGCATATTCTGCAATTCACCAGCATCTACCATTGATTGAAAGGTTCGTTTTAGACTATCAGGTAGGATGGTATCTTGTATCGTTTGTGGACGATACTTTTCCACCCACAAAAAGTCTTTCATTCACATTCTCCATAACAAAAATAAAGGATTACTTGCTTTCAGCAGCTTTAGCTACTTCAGCCTCGGCAAGAGATACGATCTGAACACATTGGTCTCGAAGCTGACCGATGGTAGAAAGTTCCTCACCACGAAATCCACCACGTTGCACAACGGTATCAATAACCGCGATTGTAGAACGTGCTGCCCGATTAGACAGTTCAACGATCTGGGAAGAACCAGATTGTTTATCATTAGCCATAATTTATTCTCCTACTTTCGAATCTTTGTCTACGGCGATCCAATATTGGATTTGGTTGGAGGTATTTTCAAATTGAGAGATCTTTCGATTGGAGATGCTAACGTTATAGCTTCCAGTCATAATCTTTAAATTTGAGATTTTTATTATATACTCAAATCCCGAGGAAGTAAACTCCCCCGGGACATCGATTGAGAACATATTAGCCGTTTTGTTCTCGTTGTCGGTGACCGAGAGTGTGAGAACCCCATCACTACCAGTAATCGACAAGTTATCGTGACCAAGAGTGCTAGCTGCACGCTTGATTGATCCCAGATCTTTTTCATTCAAAACAAACGTACAATCAAATACGTCTGGAATTTTAGGCATCTTAGTTGGAGAAGTAAGATGCTCAGGATCTGAGTAGAAGTAACGGACCTTCGAACGACCCGAAGATGCGTCACTGATTTCCACAAATTCTTCGTGGAAATTGAGTGCTGGACTGTGTACCAGACTCATAACCCCAAGAAATTGGCTTAGATCATAGATGCCGAATTCTTTAGGGAACTCTTCTTTTACCACCGATGATGCCATGATATTCTTGGCTTCAGAGATAGTATTCAAGGTGTTACCATTACGAACGACCAGATTTGAATTGATCGACGAATAGTTTTTCAAGATCTCCAAGGTGTCACTTGAAAGTTCTAACGACATTATATATATCCTTTTTCCATATTAGTTAGTATTATACAGCTATTTTTATTGGTTGTAAATCTTTAATTTTGGAAAAATTTCTATCCTTAACAAACTCGATCTTGCGCTCAAATTTATTGTCAAGAATATCACCTTTGTGTGAGATGATAAATGTGTTCGTATCATCTTCGAGTGTGTATAAAATCTTCATCAGATTCTCAACACCATCATGATCTAAGCTAGAATCAAATGTTTCATCCAATACTAGCAGATTAGTAGATACTGAGTTTTTCATGCGTGCGATCATACGCCATGTAAATAATAAGGCTAAATCAATACGTTGCTTTTCACCTTCAGAAAACGAATCATATGAAAAAGAATCACGATGACGCGATCTAATAGTTTCATTAAAGCTTTCATCAAGATCAAAATGTACGAAGAAATCTAAGACTTGTAGATATTGATTGACTAACTTATTGATGACAGGAAGGTACTGTTTAATAACCTTAGTCTTAATACCAGTGTCTTTAAGCATTTCAGCCATGACTAGATTATAACTATTCTCTTCACTGTTTTGAAAGAATACCTCCATAAGAGTATCTTTACTAGCTACTAGCTTAGATAAATCTTCGTGTGCCTTTTCCCATTTACCTTGATCTAGTGAATTTGTTAATTCACCTTCGATAGTTGATATACGTCCTTGCAGCCGAGAGATCGTGTTATTGTTAGCATGAATAGTTGAGGTTCGCTCTCTGATGTTTTGTTCCATCTGATTGAGCCGCTCAAGATCCTGTTCCAAAGCAATCGACTGCTCAGTGGCATCATCCATAGCTTTTTGGAGCGTCTGCGCCCTATCTTTGGCACCTTGTAATCTTTCGGCTCTAAGATCCGCACTAATATCTTGGGTACATGTTGGGCACGTCTCATTGTCCTCATAGAATTTCGCATCTTTAACGACGTCGCGAATTTGCTGTTTGAACTGAGCCGAGTATTCAATGATAGAGTTACGTTTCTTTTGCTTTTTGGCAATTTCATCTTGATTTTTTTCCGTATATTTTTCTAGCCATTGAGAATTAACTGAATTTTCGTTTTGTAGATCATTTATTTCAGACTGTATACCTACGATCTCTGATTTTTTATTTTCTCTATTTTGTTCATTTAAAGTTTGAAGTTCTTTGATGAACTTCTTCTGATATTCTACCTTTTCGGTAGAGAGCTTAATATTATATTCAAGGTCTTTCTTCTGTTCCTTTAAAACCAGAAGTCGTTCCTTAACCAAGGTATTCATCTTAGAGAATACATTGATATCCAAAAGGTCTTCAATAACTGAGCGGCGATGCTGTGCTTGTAGCTGCATGAAAGGAATAAAGCTACTGCTACCTAGCACAACTATCTGATGGAACGACTTATGATTCAGCTTTAGGATATTCTGCTCCAAGATCTTTTGGTACTCTAGAGCTTTCGAATCTTGGTTGATCATGATGCCATTTTTCCAGATCTCAAAGATCTGAGGCTTCATACCACGTACTATCCTAAATTTAGCTTGCCCTATTTCAAAATCAACCTCTACCAACATATCTTTATTATTGATAGTATTGACCAATTGGGGCTTGTTAATGTTGCGATGTGGCTTGCCAAACAACCCATATGATAGTGCGTCTAATAGTGTAGATTTACCTGCACCATTTTGACCAACTATCAACGTATTTTTAGTTTTACATAGGTTTATTTCAGTCCACGAATTTCCGGTAGATAGAAAATTCTTCCACCGAACCATTTTAAAAGTTATCATAATTTCACCACTATATTGCCGGCAATAGTTATACGATCATGAGAGGATTTAT